GAGGGCGGATTGAACGGCATCGGCATCGCAAGCTTCTTGATGTCGTCAATGCCTGGCGCCGCCTCAATCTCTGCGACCTGCGTCACCTCAACCTGTACAGACTGCCCGGACAACTTTGCGCCCTTGAGCTTCAAGAGGGTCGCGGCGTTGTTGATGTGGGCCGAGTCTAGAAGAGCTCTAAGAGAACCGGTAAGAGCAGCAGACAGTCCGCCAATAAGATGAGGAAGGCCGATAGCGTAAGCACCGCGCCAAGGAATGAACTTAAACTCAACGATCCAGTCCAGCTTCGCCATCGTCTCATCGCCTTCCTCCCAGTTCCGGTATAGGCCAATTGCCTCAGAGTTGTAGTCGTCAATCATTAAGATATAAGGCGCCGACTCACCCTTCGTGTACCCGTCGCCCTTGATCTCAAGCCATGTATACACATGGTATATTCGGCGCATCCCGTCGTCGTTCTCCCCGCGGTCCCGCCCCTCAATCTTGTCGTTGGCCTTCTGAGCCTTTGTGGGGTCTAGCTCCGTCGCGGACGACATCCAGCTAATGTCTTTGTAGAGCCCGGACGAAACCCGGCGATCAAACTCGTACTGGGTAATGTCGTGGACCTCGGTGACCCGCTGCGCCGTGTAGAAGTTGGTCGCGGCGAAAGGCAGATACATGTCGTCGATCATGACGGCAAGGAAGCCGGGGCGGTTGCGCGCGTCGTCCCACGACAGCTTCAGATACTGCGCGCCGCCGAGCGGCACCTGCGTCAGCAGTTGCTCCAGTTCGCTGCGGAACTCTTGGCTCTGGACGGTCAACTGCCAGTTCATCATGGCCGTCTTGCGCTTGGCCTTCTGGATTTTCTTGAGTGTGACCTCGCCCTCGATCAGGTCTTTGGCTGGACCCTGCGGCGGCAGCAGTTCCTTCATGGCACGCGCCGCGAAGTCGATGCACGCCTCGGTCATCATCGGGTGGACGACCTTCGACGCGCCGTTGAACTGCGCGCCGCCCGGTGCGTCGTCGCCCAGACCAGTGCGGCGGATGCCCTCTTCGTACTGCTCGTCGCGCTTCTTGCGCGCCTCTTTGTCCTTGCTGATCAGTTCGAGGAACTTCGACGACAGGCTGCTGAGTTCCTTCTCAGGCATCGTCTCGGCGAGGTTGTCGTAGAACGCGCTGTCGCCGGACTTGGGGTCGTCCTCGTCGAGCGTGACGATGGCTCCGCCGTCCTCGGTGTCCTCGACGTCGTCGATCTCCGCGTCGTCGATCTCGACCATCTCACCCTCGGTGATCTCGTCTTCCGGCTGCATGTCGTCTTCGTTCATGACTTGTCCTTACTGGCCATACGGATTGGCAACGGGCTTCGGTGGTGGCCGGTCAATGTCTTTCGGCTTGTCCTTTAGCACAGAGACCAGCCCCTTGTCGATTGCGAGGCGCACGCACTGCGACATGGCGTCCACGTAGTCGTCGTGCTTGACGCTGCCCGGACCCGTGAAGGCGCACAGTTGCGCAAGCATCGGCTCGACCCAAGTGCGGGGCTGACCTGCGAACTTGTCGCTCTCCGGCAGCCAGACGCGGCGGCGGGAGAAGATGTGGCTGACCATGTGCAGGCGTGCCAGCTTGTCGGCGCGTCCGGGGTTGTAGGCGTAGGCGTCGATGCCCTCACGCTCAAGCATCTGACGCAGGCTGATGCCGCTGCCCTTGTCCTCAATCAGGCACATGTCCGGCTTGCGGCCAGACGTGATCGGCTTGCCGCTGCCGAACATCGGCTTGATCAGAGCCGTGTCCTGATCGTCGCCGTAGGCCACGTTCAGTTCGCGCTTCACGCGCTTGATCAGGTCGGGCATCCCCATCTGCTCCGACCAGCAGTCGAGCACCATCAGGTGGCTGTTGCCATCCTTGTCGTGGAAGCTGCCGAGCACGACGCAGGCCGTGCTGTCCGCGTCGCCCTTCTTCTTGTCGTATGTCGCCTCGGTGAAGGCGGTGTCGAGCGAGAGGATGATGTAGTCCAGCGCGGGCAGCGGCTTCTTCGCGGGCCACAGCCGGAACCAACTACGCTTGATGATCGCGCTTTCCTCTGGCGAGATCAGCTCGCCGTACAGCTCCTGACGTCCAAGCGTCGTGCCGTCATACTGCTCAAGCTGCTTGAAGAAGTTGTCGGGCAGGTTGGCCTTGTTGTCGAACGTCGAGCCACGCACGATGATGCGCCTGTCCTGCGGCGCGCTCAACTTGCGGATGATCTCCTTCGGCTTGGGCGTCGTCGTCCACAGCACCTGCGGGTTGCTGCCGAGGCGCATCCCGAACATCGCCATGTCCCACGTCTCTTGATCATACTGCCACGCGGCCAGCTCATCGAACCAGCCACGGCAGTGCTGCGGGCCGCGCAGTCGCTCCGGCTTCTCAGCCGTGAAGCCGCGTATCGTGCTCACGCCGCCAGCGACGTTGCGCATCTTGATGAACATATCGGACTTGTTGTGCTCGATCAACAACTCAGGCGGAAGGACGGACAAGATACCGCTCTCGCCCTCGAAGGCCGTGATTTTGACGTCTTGGTACGTGGGACATATGACGCAGCTATCGAAGCCCGACGGATCTTCGAACACTGCGCGCGTGATCCACTCGGCACCGACGCGTGTCTTGCCAAAGCCGCGCCCTGCGAGGAAGCCCATCTCGCTCCAGCCGTTGCGCGGCACGATCTGGTTGTCGCGTGCGGTCGCCATCCACCTGCGCTGCCAGTCGAGGTGCAGGCGCTGCGCCGGGTCCAACTGGGCAAGGATCGTTAAGACGTCCGTCATGCGTTCCGATAGAGGGTCAGCGTCTCACGCAGTTGGGCGTTGGCCTCGCGGATCTTGTCGTAACGCTCATTGGCCAGATGCAGTGCGTAGTTGAGGGCGCGCTGTTCGAGTTCATGCCTCGACGCGGCGGCCTCGAGGTCGGCGATGCGACGCCACGGGCCGAGCGGCGCACGCCAGTTGAAGCCGAACGGCATGGCGAAGCGGACGCGGCGTGCGTGCCGGTCCCAGTCGATATACAGGCTGGTCCACGGCGTGCGCAGGATCAGGCCCTTGGCCTTCGGCTCCCACAGGACGTTGAGACCGGGGCGAACAACTTCGCCTTCGGTGCGGCGATGGATCACTTGCCCACCTTCTGGTTGCGAAGGGCCTCTGCCAGAGCCTGCGTCAGAGCCACGCTGTCGGCCTTGAAGGCCTCGCCCTCCTTGTTCCCGACATCGACCGTCTGCTTGGTGCCATACTTCTTCGGGTTCCAGCAGGCGAGGAGCTTCAGGCGCGTGTCGACCTGCGCGCGCTTCCACTGCACGAAGCCGGGGTCGATCTTGCCGTCGATGCGGTCAGGCTCGCCGTCGATCAGGGCCAGCGCCTGCTCGGCCAAGGCGTCGCTGCCCTCGTCACGCGCACGCTGGTACGCGACGGCGAGAGCTTCGTCTTCGCCGATCCACTGACGCCACGCACTCGGATGAAAGTCCAACTCACGCCCGAGCGACGCCAGCGTCTCGCCGAGGGCGATGCGCGACAGCACCTCCTCAGTCAACTTCTGCGTCTTCTTGGCCGGATACGGCATCGGTCCTGCGTGCTCCGCTCGATGTGTGTCTCTGAGCGACAAATAGCATCAGCACGACGCAACCGCAAGAGGGGCGCTGCATCATGCAGCACGACGCATCATGCAGCACGAAAGTTTTCCGAGGGTGGTCAGCGCAGCACAGCATCTGCTCGGTGCAGCATTTGCAGCAGGTGGGGGCCTTCTTTTAGAAGGCTCCCCCTAATGCTGCATAAATGCTGCATTTCTCCGAGCTGCACCATTTGCAGCATGAGCCTTAATGCTGCAAATGCTGCATGTTGCAGGGGGGTAAAATTATTTGTAAAAAAGTGCATAGGGGGTATTGCAATGCCTGATTGAATAGTTCATAGACTGCTTAACAGCAACACGGAGTACATCATGACACATCGCATAACATACCGCAGCAAGTACGGCGCAGATCAGGTGGGGCGCGTGTACGGCGCACCTGACTGCGACAGTGCAGCCCTGTGGCTCGCCAATCGTTACGACGGCGCAATCGTCAAGACTGTAGAAGCCATCGGCGAGGGAGCCGCACGTTATTGGGGCGAGCACGACTTAGGCCAGTTCAGCCGGTAATCAACACGGGGGCTGCGGCCCCCACCAAAGGAGCACACCATGATCACGACTACCGTAAACGTCCAGTGGGAAGATCCCAAGGGCATCGAGCGCGACTGCGACGTCATCGTCGAGTTCCTGTACGACGGCGACGTTGACATCTTCTCAGCCGACATCGTCGGCGGCGGCGAGCCTTACGGCATCAGCGAGAGCGACTTCGACGATCTGGTCGACGCAGCCGTCGCAGAGCGCGCACAGGGCATGGCCG